GGTTGAGGAAGACCTGAACTACGAGCTGACAGACGTGATGAAGGAGTTCCGGCCTGAGCACGAGCGCATGCTGTGGAGTCTCCCGGCCACGGGCTCGGCGTTCAAGAAAGTCTACTTTGATCCCAATTTGGGACGTCAAGTCTCGATGTTTGTGCCAGCGGAAGACATTCTGCTGCCCTACGGCACGACTGATTTGGACACTTGCTACCGCCTGACGCACGTCATGCGCAAGACCAAGAACGAGGTCTTGAAGCTCCAGCAGGCCGGGTTCTACCGCGACGTGGAGCTGCCCGATCCAATGAAGGCGGACTCGGACGACATCCGCAAAGCCAAGGACAAAGAGACCGGGTTCAGCGACATCAACGACGACCGCTTCGTGCTGTACGAGGTGCACGTCGACTTGGACCTCAAGGGGTTCGAGGACGAGGACGAGGAAGACGGCGAAGAGACCGGCATTGCGCTGCCATACGTAGTAACCCTTATAAAGGGGAGCAACACCGTCTTGTCAATCCGCCGCAACTGGCGCGAAGACGACGAGCTGCGCCGCAAGCGCCAGCACTTTGTGCACTACCAGTACATCCCCGGCTTTGGCGCGTACGGCTTTGGCCTGTTCCACCTGATCGGTGGTTTTGCCCAGTCGGCTACTTCGCTGATGCGTCAGTTGGTGGATGCGGGCACTCTGTCTAACCTCCCCGGCGGTCTGAAATCCAGAGGTCTCAGGATCAAGGGCGACGACACGCCGATCGCTCCGGGCGAGTTCCGGGACGTGGACATTGGCTCCGGTGCCCTGCGCGACAATATCTTACCGCTGCCTTACAAAGAGCCGTCCAGCGTGTTGTACCAGTTGCTGGGCAACATTGTGGAGGAGGGCCGCAGGTTCGCGGCCACTGCCGACACTAAGATTTCGGACATGTCCAACCAAGCCCCGGTTGGCAGCACGTTGGCCATTTTGGAGCGCCAGCTCAAGGTGATGTCTGCCGTACAAGCGCGGATGCACTACAGCTTGAAGCAAGAGCTGAAGCTGTTGGTTGGCATCATTGAGGACTACACCGACCCTGACTATAACTACGAGCCAGAAGAAGGTAGCCGCAAGGCACGCAAGGGCGACTACGCTCAAGTCGACATCATTCCGGTGAGCGACCCAAACGCTGCCACCCTGTCCCAGCGTGTGGTGCAGTATCAGGCCGTGATCCAGATGGCACAGATGGCTCCGGACATTTACGACCTGCCCCAGCTGCACCGCCGCATGCTGGAGGTCTTGGGCGTGAAGAACGCCGATAAGCTGGTGCCCCTGCCGGATGACCAGAAACCGCGTGACCCCGTCACGGAAAACCAGAACATTCTCAAGAGTGAGCCGGTCAAAGCGTTCCAGTACCAAGACCATCAGGCACACATTCAGGTGCACATGTCCATGGTGCAGGACCCGATCATGCAGCAGCTCATGGGCCAGAATCCGAAGGCGCAGATGATGCAAGCGGCCATGATGGCCCACATCGCTGAGCACACAGGCTTTGCCTATCGCCAGAAGATTGAGCAGCAATTGGGCATGTCCCTGCCGCCCGAGGACGAGAAGCTGCCGCCACAGATCGAGATCGCCCTGTCGGGCATGATGGCGCAAGCTGCCCAGCAAGTGCTCCAGCAAAACCAAGCACAAGCCCAGCAGCAACAAGCCCAGCAGCAGGCGCAGGACCCCGTGTTGCAGTTGCAGCAGCAAGAACTGGCCATCAAGCAAGGCGAGTTGGAGCTTAAGAAGCAGAAGATGCAAATTGACGCTGCCGCTCAGGCCGACGAGCTGGAGCTGAAGAAACAGCAGTTGGAAGGCAAGATGCAGTTGGACGGCTTCAAAGCTGGCCAGCAGGCTCAGCAAACAGAGAAACGTCTGCAAGCCGAGCAAGAGCGTGAGGGTCTGCGCGTTGGCGTGGACATCGCTAAAACCCAGCAGCAAGCGCAGCTGGATCGTCTTCAACCAACCAAGGGTAAACCCTCAACCAAATGATCAACGAATTCGCACGCGTATTGCGCGAACAAATACGCACTGACATGAACAACTACGCTGACGACTGCGCAGGGGGTTCGTGTCGTACTTTTGAAGAGTACCAAAAACTCTGCGGGGTGATTCAGGGTCTAGCCATCGCAGAGCGTTACGTCATTGACCTTGCAAAGAAAGTCGAGCAATCAGATGAGTGAAATCCTTCTGCCACCGGGTATTACGTTGCCCAAACACATCCAGCCGTTAGAAGCCCCAGAGGCTGAAGCGGACGAAGAAACAAAAGCAACCGCTTTGCCTGTTCCCACGGGCTACAAGCTGTTGTGCATTGTGCCGAACGTCGATGAAAAGATCGCCGGAACGTCTCTCGACCTTGTTCGAGATGCGGCTACCCTGCGCCAAGAAGAACACGCCACAACCGTGTTGTTTGTGATGCGAGTTGGCCCAGACGCGTACAAAGACCCCAACAAGTTCCCTACCGGGCCTTGGTGCAAACAGGGAGATTTTGTGCTCGTGCGCACGTATTCCGGTACCCGATTCAAGATTTTTGGAAAAGAGTTCCGTGTCATCAATGACGACATGGTTGAGTGTGTTGTGCAAGACCCACGCGGTTTGACCCGCGTATAAGGAGCAGAAATGTCAGGATTTAAATTTCCCGATGAGATTGACGACACCAAAGGTCAAGAAGCAATTGACATTGAGGTAACGGGCGTTGAAGAAGACGATGTCGAGATTTCGATCGTTGACGACACCCCCGAGCGCGACCGTGGCCGCAAGCCGCTGGACCGCAATGTGGAAGACCCCACAGACGACGAGTTGGACACGTACACCGACAACGTCAAGAAACGAATCAAAGAGCTGACCCATGCCCGTCACGACGAGCGCCGCGCCAAAGAGGCAATGGCTCGTGAAAAGCAGGAGCTGGAGCGCCTTGCCCAGCACATGGTTGAGGAGAACAAACGCCTCAAACAGTACGTCAACACCGGTACCGAGCAGTACGTAGCTTCCCAGCTGCACATTGCCGAGACCGAGGTGGAGAAAGCCAAGCGTCAGCTCAAGGAAGCGACCGAGGCTTTTGATACGGATGCCGTCATCGCCGCCCAAGACGCGCTGATGGATGCCAAAATGAAGGTGCAGGCTGCAAAAAATTATCGTCACACCCCTTTACAGGTTGACGAAGATGCGGTACAACCTTCACAAAACCAAGTACAACGTCAAGAACTGGACGATAAGACTGCACGCTGGCAGGCAAAAAACCAGTGGTTCGGTTCTCCGGGGTACGAAGAAATCACCAGCTTTGCACTAGGGCTGCACCAAAAACTAGTTAACTCGGGGGTAGACCCCCGCTCTGATGAGTACTTCGAGAGGATTGACTCTCGCATGAAGTCCACGTTCCCTGATGTTTTCGGTGGGACTGAAGACAGGCCGAGGTCCGGTGGGACTTCAGCTAAAAAACCGGCTGCTGTTGTTGCACCCGCTTCCCGTTCTACGGGAAAGCGGCGAGTTGAACTCTCGCCCACGCAAGCCGCGTTGGTGAAGAAATTTAAGCTCGACCCGCAAAAATACGCACTGGAAGTTTTGAAACTGGAGAACCAAAATGGCTGATAACCGTACCCCTCGTGACATCGTTTCACGCGAAAAAACCGCTCGGGCAGTATACGTACCGCCTACAAACTTGCCTGATCCGACACCTGAGCCGGGTTACGCGTATCGCTGGATTGCGACACACGTACTTGGACAGGCGGACCTGAACAACGTGTCTCGTAAGATGCGCGAAGGTTGGGTCCCTGTGAAGGCAACAGACCATCCTGAGTTGATGATGGTTGGTAACGCCGCTACTGGCAACGTCGAAATCGGTGGCCTCATGCTTTGCAAGATGCCCAAAGAGATGGCGGTTGCTCGTGACGAGTTTTACCAAAACCAAGCACAGACTCAGATGGAATCAGTGGACAACCACTTCATGCGAAACAATGACCCGCGCATGCCCCTGTTCAGTGAACGCAAGTCCACGACCAGTCGCGGTGCCGGGTTTGGTTCTGGTTCTAAGTAAACAAGGAGTCTTAAATGCCTTATCCAACGGTTTCGGCCCCCTACGGCCTAAAGCCCGTAAATTTGATTGGCGGACAGGTTTTCGCTGGCTCTACACGTAACGTGCAGATTCAGTACGGCTATGCCACCAACATTTTTTACGGTGATTTCGTCGCAATTACTCGCGGCTTCGCAACTCGTCTGGCGGTTACTGATGGCGGCTCTGCCTCCACTGGTGGCGCTGGTTACGGTAACGTCGGTATCTTCTTGGGTTGTTCTTTTACAAACCCAGTGACCAAGCAAAAGCAGTTCAGCCAGTTCTGGCCCGCTTCGACCTTGGCAGGTGATGCTGTTGCTATCGTTACTGACGATCCTGACACCATCTTCAAAGCTGCTGTCGTGACATCTCAAGGTGGTACCACTATTGGTTCCGCTTCGCGTGCCATGGTCGGTTTGAACATGACCATCTCCAACTTGGCCGGTAACATCAACACTGGTAACTCGTCGAACGGCATTTTGGCCAGCTCTGCTGCCACTACCGCTGCTCTGCCTGTGCGTATTATTGATGTTGTGCCAGACACTGCTGTCGCCTTGGGCTCTGCTACATGGTCGAGCGGCACCACCACTTTGACCGTTTCTGCTTTGCCTAACGCACTGCCAGTCGGTACTGAAGTTGGTTTCTTGGCCGCAAACGGCCAGTACGTTGGCACCGCCAACTGGGTTTCTACAGTGGCTAACGCTGGCGCGACCTCTGTTGTGGTCAACGCACAATACGGTGTGGTTAACGCTGGCGGCGCTGCTGCTACCGCTACCGCAATCCCCGCAGGTTCCACGCTCGTGTTTACGCAATTCACTGAAGTTCTTTGCAAGATCAACTTCGGTACGCATTCGTACTACACCGCGCTTGGCACTCAAACCGCCTAATAAGGAGTAACTTACCATGGCTATTTCACG